GGTGTTCAGCTTCACAGTGCGGTAGATCACCACGCCCACGAACAGGCCGTACACCGCGGAAACAGCAGCTGCTTCGGTGGGAGTGAACACGCCGGAATAGATGCCGCCCAGAATGATAACAGGCATCATCAATGCCCAGATGGCATTCTTGAAGGAATCCCAGACTTCCTTGCCGGAAGCCTTGGGCAGCTGGGTCAGTTCCTGCTTTCTGGCAGACCACTTCATGGCGTAGAACAGGGAGATACCCACCAGCACGCCGGGCACCATGCCGGACATGAACAGGGAACCGATGGAAGTGCCGGTGATGGAGCCGTACATTCCGCCGGGGCCAAAGGTCACGAGGTTGTAGTCAGCCACATCCGCCAGCCACAGGAAGTGGACTCTCTCGGTGTCGGGCGTGACCTGAATCACTTGTGGCTTCTGCATGGCCAGGATCTGACGCTGAAGCTCTTCCATCTGCTTCTGGAGCAGTTCATTCTGTGCTTTCAGAGCATCGACCACGGCGGAGTTGTCTTCCGTGTCGGTGGCTTCCGCCACCTTTTCTTCTGCTTCCGCCTCGGCGGCTCTCTCAGCCGCTTTCTTTTCCTTGGCGGCTCTCAGCCGCTCCGCAGCAGCTTTCTTCTGTTCCTCAGTAAGTTCACGCTTCGCCATCTCTAAAATCTCCTTTCATGGCTTATATGTTTTCTTTTGTGGGGCTGTCAGTAGGAGTCGAACCCACAACCTATCGCTTACAAGGCGATTGCTCTACCATTGAGCCATGACAGCATGGGAAGAAAGGGGAGGGGTTGGCTCCCCTTTCTTGAGTAGGATCAGATGCTGGACACGCCGATGTGGTCGGAGAAGACAGCGGCCAGATCGAGCGCGGTGGTGATGTTCAGCGCGATCTCCATGTCGCCCGCCTTGGAGGGGTCAACCTCAAGGGTGATGGGTGTTTCGGCGTTGTAGGCAATGGCCAGAGGCCGTCTGCCGTTACCCGCCATCATGTAGATCAGGCTGTCGGACAGCATGGTGTCCACGGTGGTGTTCTGGGTGCCGGGGATGATAACATCGGTCAGAGGCATCAGGCGGACGCCCATGTACTCACCCAGATAGCCGGAACGGACGTAATCGGCACCCAGCAGGGTGGCGATGGCGGCGTCCATGTTCACATTGGTGCTGCCGGTCACTTCGGTGGGCAGAACCTGCGCCAGAGCGGGGTAGGAGCCGAAAGCGATCATGTTGGTGATCGGGGCGTTGTTCACGGCGCTCAGACGGTTCGCCAGCTTGACCCAGTTCTGAGTGGAGAAGGTCACGCTCAGATTGGAGGGCACCAGAGAAGTGTCGGAAACGGCGGCGGTCATCGCGGCGTTCCACATACCCATCGTCTTGGCGTACATACCGGCGGAGATGTTGGCGAAGAACTGGCCGAAGTCCACGTTGTTGCCAACGAGCTGCGCCCACTTCGCATTGATCTGAGCGGTCTTGGGCTGGGGATTCAGGGTGATGTCCTTGGAGTAGAAGCGGTTCCGGGGAACGCTCCGGGAGGCACCCCAGGCGGAGTCGGAGAAGACCACGATGTCGTTGCTGCCGATGGTGATGGCCTTGGTCTCACCGAAGCCGACCTCGTAGACATCGGCGAACACGCCGACAGCCTCGCTGTAGACGCGGGGCAGGATGGGGGTCAGGATCTCCTGATAGATGCCCATCAGAACCTTGTAGAAGTCAGGGTTCTTGTAGTAGCGGTTGCCGTTCCGCTTGAACTCATCGAAGTCCTTGGGGCCGATGCGGCCAATGGCGGCGTCGGCATGGCGGGCGGCGTACAGCAGGTGAGCCTGCTGGAACTTGTCGTTGGCCTCCTTGTACTGGGCATCGGAGATCATGGGGGCGATCTCGCTGTTCTTCAGACCCAGGGCGGCGTGGACGGCGTTGGCACCCTTGCGGGCGTACTCATAAGCCAGAACCCGGCCAGTGCCAACGATGTCGGCACGTTCACGAGTGTTGTCAGCGGTATCAGCGCTGGACACCTGAAACACGGCGGGGTTGATGCTGTTCAGAGACAGTTTCATGTTCGTTTCCTCCTTTTGCCGAATTAGGCCACGCAGGCAACAACGTCAACGTAGCCGAAGCTGGCAGAAGTGCCCTCGGTGAAGTTGCCGGTGCCGCGCAGCTCAAAGTAGGGAGTCCCGGCGGTGCTGGGGGCAGCCGCAGCGGGAGTCAGCAGCCCGTCGGCGCTGATGGTGAAGTAGGTGTTGGTGCTGAGAGCGGCACTCAGGTTGCCGATGCCGAAGCGGTACACGCTCACGCCATCGAAATGGACGCGGCGGAAGCTGCCGTAGCGACCGGCGGGGATACCAAGGCCGAGGGTCTCGGTGCCAACAGCCCACAGATTCCGACCGTTGCCCAGCAGAGGCCAGTCGTGGGGATCGCAGGCATAGATGGGGGTGGCGGCGGTAGTGGAGTTGGTCGCCTTGACCATCTTCCAGGTGTTTTCGTTTTTCACGCCCGTGAAGCCCTCGCAGTCGAGCAGGCTGTCGCGGATGCAGAGCTGACCGGCGCTGCAGTCGGTAGCTGTGGTGGAAACGAAGTATTTACCGGCGATGTTCGCCAGATCGTCAAACCGGTCGTTGACGATACGCGCCTCAAAGGCGGTATTAGCGGTGAAAGCCATTGTTTGTCACTCTCCTTTTCAGTTCTTCAGAGACTTGCCCATGCGGGAGAGCATGGAGTCGAAGTCGTTGCCGCCAGCGGCGCTGTTCTTCTTGTTCACACGATCCCACACGAAGGTAGTCTCATTCTTCTGGGCGTTCTGCTTGTCGAGGGCTTTCTGGGCATCGGCGCAGGCGGCCTTGACGCGGTTGATGACTTCCGCTTCGCCGACCCATTCACCGGAGGCGTTCACACGCTCGGTATACATACCGGCATCGATGTCGGCATTGATGGCATCCAGAATGCTCTCTTCCACGGGCACGGCACGATTGGCGTTGAAGTCGGCCAGTTCCGCCTTGGCAGCCGCTTTCGCAGCCAGAAGACGGCGGGCGTTCTCAGCCTTACGCATAGCCTCGATGGTAGCTTTCGCCTCGCTCAGTTCTTTGCAGGTCTTTTCCAGATTCTCGTTTGCTTCGGCGAGATCGGCGCTCAGGGCATCGGTCATCTCACAAACGTCAACTTCGAGGTTGCACTCTTCGTTGAACTGGAAAGTAGCCAGGGCATTCACCCGGCACAGCTTTTCGGGGGCGATAGTGTCGTTTTCGGTCTCCATCGTATAGATAGCGGTAGATCCGTCCTTCGCCATGAGGCACAGGCGGATGCCGTTCTCGTCCTTGGCACCGCCGATGGCCTTATAGCCGGGGAACTTGACACCCAGCTCCTGAAGCTGTTTGCGGTTCAGGTAGGTCAACTTTTTCACTCCTTTTTCGGAATTGTTTTTCGGCTCGTTTTTCGGCTCTTCCTCTCCGATATAAGAAGCGGCTTTCAAAATGTTCTCGGCCATGTTGCTTCTCAGTTCATCGAGTTCAGCCAGAGTCTTGATGTTGGCTCCGGCCACAGCGGGGGCCACCCCGTTGCCGAGGATCGTGACGCCGAGGACAACATATTCTTCCTCAACATCCACATTCCCCTCTTGGTGTTCTTTTGTGACAAGAGTTTCGATAGAAACGTCCATACTGCGGCCCTGCCCCGCAATCTGGTCTACGAGTTCTCTTGCATAAAACTGCCACAGATAGCCACTTGCAACGACCCACTCGACGCCATCGATCATCTCAAGGCGGACATTGCTGGGGTCTTTGGGAATCCAACCCACGATGCGCTCCGCATCCGGGGCGGTGAAGGATGCGTACTCTTCGCCAGTCCGGGGATCGCGGCGCATATCCATGTTGTGGCCATCGCCGATAATTTTCCCGCCGCCCACATAGGCGGTCAGGATGGGAATGTCCAGAAACTCATTCAGATGCTGACCCAGGTTGATGTACTGCCAGTTGTTGCGGTTGACCTCAGAGTTGAGTGCCATAATTTCTACGCCGTACAACTTCTGGTTGGTACTCTTCAGCACCCGGAGTTTCCCAGTTATTACCTTGTTCGTTCCCTCACTCAAAGTCCTTCCTCCTCTGCATACTTCCAAACATATCCACCGGCTGTTTTTGCCTTGCCTAAACAACAGTCAGAAACATGGTGGTTGTTGTTAATAGATAATTCAGCTTCTCGGATGCACCCGAATACTGCAATTAGCTTTCCGTCGGTTGTAAACTGAGCTACGCGCTTTGACTTCGGAGAATCTGCCCCTGTCGCATAAGTGCGATTTTCCAAATACTTTTTCCTTTGTTGTTCAGTCCATTTTCTTCCCTTTGATGCCTCTCCGATTTTGCGCCGCCACTCTTCGGACTCCCTAATCCCTTTTCTTGAATTGCTCAGTTTTGCCCTCGTTTCCTCGCTGACATATTTTCCGCGATGTAAGTGGGACATCATTTCTTTCACGTGGGGTGGCATCGGCTTTCCAAGGTGTAACTTTCTCAGTTTTTCGCGGGTCTCCTCTGAGTACTCCGCACCAAGATTTCCGCCAGATGTCAAGTTGTATCCATTGGGGCAAAGTGTGCCCATCTCTTTGATAAGCCGCTGCTCTTCTTTCTCTGCCACTTCCTTGGTCAGCCCAGTCATGAGAATTTCATGCCTAAAGTTTTCCCATCCATATTTATTGATGGCGCTCCCAAGCATCTGACCCGCATAGCGGATTCCATCTTTCCCCCATCTTTTTTTGTGGGGGTCTCTTTGTTATGCCAATGTATTGCTTGCCGTTTATTGTGTTTGTGTGGCAATAAACAGAGTATGTTGCTTCCATATTCACGGCGCTCTCCTTTCGCCTCTCCATTTGTGAAAATGCGGAAGCGGGTGGAGTTGCCCGTTTATCGTCTGGCCGGACTATCCGCATTTTTTACAAAAACAAAAAATACGCCGAAGCAAGACCCCTTTTCGGAGTCTTGTTCCGGCGCACTTTGGCGCACTTTACGGCGCTCGGTGGCGCACTATTGTATATACTACTTGTTTTGCGGTGTCATAGCAGACCGTTACGCCTTTTCTGCATTTCCGGCACGGTATTTCTCCCTCGCCGGAGCAGAAGCCTATCAGTCCGTTGCACTTCGGACACCGTATCTCTGTCAGCCGTCCCAATCGTCCCATCCGCTCCTTGTCCGCAGGATGTCCCTGTTCTTCTCCTGCGACTCGCTGCCGGGTTCAACCGGGCGTCCGGCTGTACCTCCGCCGCCACTGGAAGTGTCGATTGGCCCATCCGGGGGCTGTGGCGGAAGATTGCTCTGGTGCTGTCTGGCCGTGTACGAAGTCACGAGCGGCAGACGCTTGTTCATGATGTCGGTCTTGGCGATAAACTCGGAGATAGCCAGATCGTCCATGATGGTGTGGCCGTTCATGGCATTGTATTTCAGCGTGGCCTGAAGCAAACCGAGTGTCATGTCTTTCCGGGCTTCTTCTTTCTCGCGCTCCCACGAGAACACGTCGCCAAACATGTGAAACTCAAGCGTGGACTTGAAGTTCATCTTCTCAAAGATGCTGTTCATCATCCGCTCAAACGCCCAGTAGATGGGCATCGCAGCTCTCGCCTGAATCTTGGCGGACAGTTCCGCCACGCCGACCTTGGGATCGTCCGAAGTGGGGATCAGTGCCGACATACCGGCTTTCTGCACCTGGTCCGCAAGCGAGGACTTCACGATGTTCGTGTTGCTCACGCTGTCGGAGATGGACTGGAGCCTCATGTTCTTGAACGGAGCGGCAAACAGCCCCACGCCGGAGGTGTTATTGCGGTTTAGCATATCGTACCAGTAGGTTTCAAACAGCTCTCTTGTGTTGGGGCCGACAGCCATCGGGTCGGCACCGGGAACGCCTCTTGTATCGTAAGTCTCGATCTCGCCGGTCAGAACCGAAACGAGAGGGGAGAGGACGATTTCCAACTGGGCGGCTTCAAACGCCGGGATCTGCGTCATGGAAGCAAGCATTCCGCTTGTTTCCGGCACAACGTCCGCTGTCCTGTCGTTCCGCTCAAATACCATCACCTTGTCGGCGGGGAGCGTTACCCAGTAATAGGCCGTGGGGCCAATCTGCTCCCACTCCGGGTTTCCGGGAGTCTTGGCGGTTTCGTTGGCAATAAATTTGTCGGCGTTGATTCCGTACTTTGTTTCCGCCGAAGAGTAAACATACTTGCCACGGCTCTCCCGGACCTCGACCACATCTTCAAAGGCGGGCCAGTATTCAAGGAACAGGTCGCCAAACTGGCGGGGGTCGGTTCCCGGCTGCATGAAGTACATCATGTTGAAGGCTACCGTGTACTTTCCGGGGCCGTTGTTGTAGCCCACAATGGTACACCAGTCTTCGGGGAGCTGCTGCATATAGGCGTAGTCCACTTTGTTGTGGCTCTTGTCCGCCTTGATACGGTAGGTGTAGAAGACCTTGCCGTATTCCACGCACTGGCCGTTGATTTGCCTCGCCATTGCGCTCACGTTCATCGCCTTGGCGATTTTGTTGGCAAGCATATATTCCCGCTTGGTCGTTTCAAAACCGGGATCAGAGAGCGTTTCTGTGGGGTAGACATACCAGCAGTAGGCCATCATGTCCTGCCACGTCTGAAGAATGACGCTGTAGGTCATGGCGCTGGATGCGGGAGAAGCCGAAACGGCGCGAAGCTCTCTTTCGTGGTCGCCCGGAGTCTGCACCATGTCGGAGATCTCGTCCTTGGAGAACGCGCCCTCTCTTGTGTTCAGACTTTTAACCCGGCGGTTCTGGATCTGCGGCCAACTATAAAGGAGATTGCGCCCGCCAGCCGCCTGGAATGCGCTGAAGATGGCGTCCGCTCCGAGGAAGCCGTACTGACCGTTCAGCCGTTGGACGCCTTTCGCCAACTCTTCGTAGGCTTCGCTATTATTCAGTTGGCGCTTGGTCTCCTGTTCCGGCATCGGTCAATCCCTCTTTCGTTTTTTCAACTTCGGCTGCGGTCTTTTTCAGTTCAGCTTCAAAGCGGGCGTTGAACTCTTTCGCATATTGCAACAGTTCGTCTTTGTAGGTTTCCTTTTCCTCTTCCCAGATGGCGATGCTCTCTGCATTGATCCATTCCACATCGTCAGCAGGAAGCCGGTCCAGGAGTTCGCCCTTAACTTCCACAAAGTCTTTCGGCTTTTTGGGGGCGATGACCAGAATGTGCCGGGATGTCGCCCGGAAGTGCTTGTATTTTTCAGCCAGAGCCAGCGTTTCGCTGCTCGTTTGGCTTGCCCACAGCCGGTTTTTCTTCATCTTCACTGCTTTATGGCCCCCCGGCCCATGATACGCACCGTTCTCTTCCGGCCAACCTGCTGTTGGTAGTCGTGCGGCTCAAGAGCGTATGTCTTGGCGTACTCCTCCCATGCGTTCTTCCGCCGGTTTTCAGCGTACAGTTCCGATTTCTCCAACCGCTGCGCCAGTCTACAGGCGTATAGAAGCGCCGACCACATATCTTTCTGGATATAGGCGTTGACGGCTACTTCCGTCCACCCGACTTTCCCGTACTGCTTCTTCAGGTTGGCGATCTGCTGGCAGAGCCTATTCGTTGCGCTGTACGGTCGCTGGATAATGGCGTCGGCATCATCGTTCTTGATATTGTTCGCCAGCTTGTAAGCCTGGAGTCCTTCATAGAGGTTCGCCGTCAGCAGACGGAGATTGCCGTTTTCAAACGACCGCTCTATATAATCAAGCATGATGCTGTTGGGGTCTTGCCCCGAAGTCCCCTGCGCGATCATGGGATAAATGCAGGGCACAGCGTTGTCTTGTACCAGCTCGGCGAAGGACGGATCGTAATTCATCGTACACATGGGGGGCAGTCCATCCCCAAGGTCGCTGTGCATTATTTCCACAACGCCCTGACCGTAGCTTCGGGCATCGATTACGATGTAGGTCGGTCTTCCGCCGTCAAGCGAGAACCGCCGCCACAGCCGCTTGATGATGGCTGCGTGTGCCCTTTGGCTCACGGGCGGTCTTGCTTCTTCCAGATAGACGAGCGACTTGATGTACTCGTCACGCTTCTCCGTTGCAAACTGTCTTTCGCATTTGATGACAGCCGTAGCCGTCATGGCGTTGCCAGCCCGGTCTCTGGAAGAAACGTCGTATCCGATGATATAGAAAACATCGGGGTTTCCGCAGTGCTTGTCTTCCATGACCTTGACTTTTCGGCTTGCCATTACGACATCGCTGCGGACGATTGGGTTGTCGATACTACCGGTCCACTTTGTCTCACACTCTCGCATGAATTGCGTGGTGGTGAGATTCTTCTTCAGCATCATGTAGTAGCTGTAGGACTTCATTCTCAGAAGTACCGGCACCTGCCACGGGATGCTGATGGCGAATGCGCTCTCGCCCTTGGCCATCGCCCTCCGCTTTTCCATATACACGGCAAATGCTTCGTTCTCTTTCCGTGTGGCGGATGTGATGTAGTGAATCTGGCTATCTATGTGGGTGGGATCGTCTTCTCCGTTGACCTTGTGGGTCAGACGGTTCGTTCCCAGCACTACCTGATTGAACTCTGCGAAATCAAATGGGTTCTTATCCTCTTGGGCGCACTCTTCAGCCACCACTCCGCTCGTGTCCATACCACGATCGATGCTCATGATGAACTTGGAGCCGTTCTTTGTTGTCGCTTTGAAGTGCGTTTCGGCGTCGCTGTTCTTTATCCAGTGATCCGCAAGAAGGGGAGTGTTCCGCTGATAGGTGGCAAACGCCTTGGACGCAAGGGGAGCGGCCTGTTTTTCAACGGGGGCATAATAGCCGGTGATTTCTCCGGGCCATAGGATTCCCTTGTTGCATTTGTCAGACACGATGCAGGTTGTCTTGCCAAGGCCCCGCGTGGCGGCGGTAAAGGTTTCCTCGTACCGTGCCATGTACCGCTTCATCACCCGGTTGACAAGGCTGTTGTGGAAGTCCGGGTGGTCTCCGCAGCAGATGTCCTCCATAATGTCTGGATACCAGCGAAAGAAGGAAATCAAGAGCTGCCAGGTCGGCGTTGCAAACCGATCATAGTCGATGCCACCACGCTCGTTTTTATAGACAAACCCTTTCTCCTTGTGGGAGTAGGTGTTTTCTTGTGTCTGGTCAACGGGCATTCTTTCCACCACCCATATGGAGGGGAACGATTCCCAGTTCCTTGTAGGTTTCTATCTGCTTCTCATCCGGCTCCGGCATGAACTCGCCCATGTGGTCTACGATTGCGAACTCGTCCGGCAGGCGGTCTATCTCCGGCTCACCCTCGTTTGCCATCGTGCAGTTCCGAATGAGCAGAAGCACCTGGTCGGCAACATCCCTCGTCACGCCGTAGGGCGTATGGAACATGTGCTTGGCAAGGACTTCGCACAGCTTGTCGTAGTCGTACATGGGAAGTCCGGCTCTTTCCACGGCAAGAACGATGTCATCGAGCCGTGCCCGGTCCTGGGGCTGTTCGTCCTTTTTACGGAGCTGTTCGGACTCTTTGCTCTTCTCGATCATATCGGAGAGCTGCTTCGCCTTGCTGTATTCGCCCTCGCTGATGAGCTTGTCACGCTCCAGAGTCCATCTTGCGATGTCCTTGATAATCAGCTCGGACTGTGCGCTGACATAGGACCGTCCCTCTTTCATGGCATCGTACACGGTGTTCAGGGCAAGATAGTCGGCCTCGCTGTATAGCTTTCCCTTCGGCCCCTTGCCCCACCGGGCAATGTTGGACTCTTTATCTCTCTGTTCCTTGTCGGCGATTTCTTGCTCGGTCATAAGCTCTTCGTCTCGCATTTCAGCCAGAGCTTTTTTGATGTTTGTTTCTCCGTCTGCGAACCCGGCCCACTTCTCGTCACGAGTATGCCAGTGTGCAGCTCTCAAAGCGGTAATATATCCGCCCCACGGCCCACGCTCGGCGCGGAACTTTTTGGAAGAAACAATCGCCCTCGGAACGTATGGCGCATCAAACTTAACGCAACAGTAAAAATACGCCGCTATATCCCCAACGAGTTTTGCCAACTGAACGAAGATCTCGTTCTGGCACGATACGCAGTAGCAGGTTGGCGCACCCTTCTCAAAACCGTTGGTTGGCATCCAACTGTTTCGGTCGGTCAGTTCCCGACCGCAGTGCCAGCATTTTCTGTTGTCGGATCGGACCTCGCTCATTCGACACCCCTAAACACTATATCTTGTGCCACTCATTCCCATTACCACAAGATATGGTGTTTTGTCAAGACTTTTTCCCAATTTAATATGAAAAAAGCGCCGTGCGGTCTGCACGACGCTTCTTTCTGCGGTTTTCAGGCTTCCGGCGGAGTGGCGTACTTTTCCACCTCTTCCATTGGATCGTACCGCTTCTGATGCTCACCCATAGCGTATTCCGACATACTCGACACCGTGATGGTCATCAGCACCAGGATGATGGTCACGATGGCAACGAAGCCGCACCACAGCAGGGGGCGGTAGGCGTACAGAATGACCGCCACGGCGTTGGCGATGATCTGGATGGCCTGACCTACGATAAATGCGATGAACGCCACCAGCACAGTCTTGTTGATCCTCAACATCTTTTCTTCTCTCCTTTTCAGACTTCTTCGATATAGTGGCCTTGGTCGGCCATGATTTTTTTCTTCAGCGTGTATTCCGGGGTGATATGCCCCTTGACATCCGCTATGTGGTATTTCCACTTGCCGTCTTCCAGTTGCTCGTAGGTGAAATCGGCAAGGTAGTTAATTGCACGGAACCGCTCCCCGGTGTATGCGTCCGTGTAGGCAGGTTTCAAAAGGAACTGCACTTGCAGTCGGATATCCCGGACCGCTCCGGCCTTTTCCAAAACGATCAGCCGGTCGTAGTAGGCGGCCTCTTTCTTGGAGTCGAACTTTATCACGGCTCCGTTTGGAAGCAACCGCTCTGTCGGCTTGGCGTGATACTTGCTTTCCTTTGGGGGTGTCGTTTCGGCCTGCTGTGTCAATTCCGCAAGCCTTTGCTTTGCCGCTGTCTGCCGGATTTTCTCCCCGACCTGCGCTTCGTACAGTTTCCGCAGGCCGGGGGGCATATCCTCGGGGCTGTTGAATGTCATTCCCATTCCGCCCCCTCAGTCAAACGGAGTCGGCTCTGCTGTCGGTGACGGTGATCCGTCCTGCGGTCGGACATTGCAGAGCATACCAACAAAGTCCATGTAGCACACGCCTGTGGCCCCGTGGCGGTTTTTCTCCACGCTCAGTTCCATCGTCTGCGGTTCCCACGACTTCGGCTGCTGATCCATCGGAAGATAGTAGGCGTCCCGGTGGATGAAGATAACGGCATCGCTGTCTTCTTCGATTGCGCCGGAGTTCCGAAGGTCGGACAAATGCCCACGCTTGTCCTGTCTGCCGGTATTGGCCCGGTTCAACTGGCACAGCATGAGGATTGGCGTTCCAGTCGCCTTGGCAAGCCGCTTCAATGCGTGGCAAATCATAGTGGTCGGAATGTATAAGCTGTCCGACATCTTTTCTGGGATGACCAGACCAAGGTGGTCAATCACGATTAGGTCAAGTTTACCTGCCTGCCGTACATGGCGCTCTATGTCCGCCATCTTTGCGTTGACATCGTTGATGATGAGACGTCTTTCCGAAAGCGTATTGAGCGACCCCGCAATTCGTCTCCATGTTTCCGCATTGCTTTCAAATGAACCGTTCATCAGCTTGGAAAACGAAACGCCGGAGTTCCTTGCAACACGCCTTGCCATCAACTGGTTCTCGCTCATTTCAAGGCTCTCATACAGAACCTTGCCACCGGCTGCCGCCACATTTTCAGCTATGCAGAGACCTACCACGGTCTTTCCCTGTCCCGGTCTGCCCGCCAGAGTGATAAGCCCTTGCTCGATCAGCCCACCACCGAGAATATCGTCCAGATTGTAAAACCCAGTAGACAGGAACGGTCTTGTCTTACCCTCGGACACATCGTTCAGATACTGGTAGAAATGCGTTGCCGACTCGGTGGGAGTTGGCAATAGGGAAACTTTGGACTCTGCGGCATCCTGAAGCTGTTGGATGGCGTCCTGCACCTTCAGTTCGCCGTTTTCAAGCGCCCATCCGATCTCCCGTCCACGGCGGAATACGGCAGCCTCCTTGACAGCCTGGGCGTTCTTCTTCGTGTTCGCAGATGTCATGAAGAGCTTCATCTGCTCTTTCGCCCATGCGTTTGAGAGCGGAAGTCCGTCGCGGTTTGCCTGCGCCATGATGGACACCGGGTCTATGTCCTCATGGTTGTCTTGCAGATAACAGGCGGCGCGGAAAACGCTCCGTGCGTTGTCCAGGCCGAAGTCTGCCGGTTGCAGGATCTCTCTTACAATCGGCAAGACCTCGGATGCATCACAGAGAATGCCACCGGCGATTGCTTCTTCGGCGGAAGCCCATCCGCCCAGCTCGACCGGAATGTTGGGTTCGTCCATTATCTGCCCTCCCATCCGGGAACAAAGTCCGGCTCGTCACGCCACGAGGTTGTCTGCACCCTTTGTCTCGGTGCTTCCTGTTGCGGAGCGGAAGCGGAAACCCTCGGTGCCCGGTTCTGCTCCTTGGATAGCCACCCGGTAATGAATCGTGCGACCCCTTTTCTGGTCTTCTTGTTCTTCGGGTTGGCGTTGCACCACGCCCGCATTTCACGAAGCTGTTGGAGAACATCGACAGCCGGGTACGCTTCCGACCACTCGTCAATCTCCGCTTGGGAAATCCCATATTCAGATCCGTCAACGAGCGGCATCATCAGCACGGGGGCGCTTTGCGGCTCTGTGCTTATATTCGCATTGGATTCGGATTCCGAATACGAATACGAATTGGATTGGATTACGGTGACATTTGATTGCATCTGATTGCAAGTGATTTCATGTGATTTCATAGCTTCATCAGGAGACGGATATTTGCTCTTTTTTGCCCTCACAGACTGGTGCTTGTTCCACGTTGGTAAATAAAGGTACGGCTTGCCCTCAAACTCATACAGAACTACCAAGCCTTTATTCGCTAACGAATCTATGGCACTTGAAACAGTCTTTTGGGTCAGGTTCTCTTTGAGAGGAAAGAGCCTGTTTTTGATGATGGACGGTCTTCCGTCAAATCGTCCATAGTCATCGCAATTAACCATCAGCCGATAGAAGACTACTTCTTCAAACCATGAAAGAGCATCTATGGTATCACTTGAGCAGATGCTTTCTTTTATGATCCTGTTCGGCATAGAAAGACCCCTGTTATTATTTTTTTCGACAGTGGGGGCAGCGTCTGTGACAACCGCCCCCAAGGGCAATGAGGATCAGTAGGGCAATTCGTAGTCCGTATCCTCTAATTGCTGTGCAAAAGTGTTCTCGGCTTGCTGCTGAAGCTGTGGCTTGGGAGCGGGCTTCTGCTCAGGCTCGTCAAAAACGGTTTCTTCTTCCGTTTCCTGAAGCCCTGCGCTTCCGAGAAGGCTCTGCGCCATAAACATGATGTTGGATGCGTTGCATACGAAGTCGGCTACGATCTTGTAGTAGGTTTTCTCGTTGTATTCCCACTCTTCGTAGATGCCGGACGCAAAAACGATTTCGCCAGGGGAGAACCCAACATCAGGGTCGGCGGCCATATCATAGAGCGCACCAGAAACCGTCACTGGCACGTAGATTGATGTCATGTGGCCGTCATCATTGTGGCGCTTTCCGGCATAGACGGAGAACTGAAGGGCGCGTCCTCCGTCCTTGTTGACAAACTCCTTGAATTGATTCTTGGAGATTGGGCCGGATACTATTGCGAAACGGCCCTGCTTGAAGAACGCCATCGGTCAGCCCTCCTGACCGAACAGATCCTCGACCTCTCCGTCGGCGTCCACGACTTCGCCGGTGTTCATATCGGTGTAGGTGGTGATGTCCTGCACCTCGGGCTTTTCGATAGGCGTGGCGGGGCCGTCCTGCTCTTCAAAGCCCATCTCGTCGGGGATATACATGGAGCCGACATCGTTGGGGAACGCCTCGCGGAGAGCGGCGACAAGAGCGCACTTGCGGATCATAAGACCGGGGCTGGTAGCCCACTTGGCCTGCGGCTTGCCGTCCTTGTACTGGCACCGCTCACGGAAGTTGACGGCGGCGGAGATGGGGGTCACATAGTCCTTGACATAGACATCGGCCCATCCGCCGACCAGTTCCTCGCCGTCCAGAACGATCTCGCCGACACGGTTCTCCAGTTTTCCGTCCTTGGTGATGACCACGACACCGGCCTTGGAACCCTGATACCGGGGATTGGCTTCGGCCCGCTTGGTGAAGGCATCCTTGGCGGTCAGCATCTGCGCGGGGTTGTTGCCGTACTTGACCAGGTAGGCTTCGCGCTTCCACGGATCGAGGCCGACATGGGCGCACCAGTTGTTGAAGACGAAAGCCTCGGCAGGGGATGCCTGCGGGCAGAAGTAAGCCTGAGTGAGGGCGATGGACAGTTCCACATCCTTACCGGCTACGGTGTACTTGACGGGCTTGTCATCTTGCTTCTGAACAGGAGCAAGCGACTGCTTGGTGGTGGGGCGCACCGACTGAACATTGGCGGGCGTCCGGGTAGTAGTAGCAGCTCTCATGTTTTACCTCCTTAGAGAACTTGATATTTGATATTGTTGGCGGTGAAGCATTCCTTCAGCGCATACATCTGGGATTTGGTCAGTTCCGGGAAGCGGAAGGTCTTATCGTAGGTCTTTTCCAACACCGGCTTGATGACCGGGGAAATCGGCGTGACGGGCATCACGGGGGACGTATGGGGCGTTTCCGCAACGGTTGGCACAGTATCCACGTTTTCAGCCAAAGCCGCCCTGCGCTCTTCCTCGGCTCTCTGGATGGCTTCCAGGCGCTTGCCCTCTGCCATGGCCTTGGAGAGATTGTGGCTCTTGCCGTACTCGTTCAGCATGGCCGCCTCAAAGTCGCTTTCAAGGGAGCGGATGGTTTCCAGCCCGTCCCGAATGTCTTCGATCTGCGCCACGATGCTGTTGGCGGCATCGATCTCGCTGTAGGTGGCGTTCAGCCACTTGGAGTCGAACACATCCTCAAATGAGATGTAGTCCGATACATCAGCGGAGTTTTCAGTGAAGAGGTCGAGCAGTCGCTGCTTTTTCTCTTCTTTCTTCCGCCGGTCGAAGTCTTTGATCTGGCCGTCGATGTTTCCGATGGCTTCGTTCACATCGGCCTGGATCTCCTTGCAGTCGGCGGCGTAGTTATCGTAAGGGGCCATCCATGCGGCCTTGACCGCTTTGCGCTGGTCTTCGATGCCGGTGATGATTTTGCGGAGATTGGCGAGGTCCTTCTTGGCGGCGGGGATGCCGTCCTCGGTGATGACCATCGTTTTATACGGTGCGGTGAGATCAGCGAGATAGGCTTTCACCGCTTCTTTGTTGGTCTGAATGCTTGCCCCGGTATACGGAGCGAGATCTGTGGTGATCTCAAACTGAATGTCAGGCATTGCTGTCCACCTCAACTTCCTCAAGCAGACCGTCCTTGGTCAGCCTGTAAATGATAGCTTGGAGAGTTCCGGCCACAACGCACTGCTCGTTGATAAGAACCTGCATGAAGCGGTGCTTGTCCGTAAAGTAGATGCGGTAGATGGGAAGTCCATCAATCTGCCGGATGAAGTCCGGGTGCTTGGCGTACTTTCCCTTGCGAAAGCCGTAGGCGAGAAGTTCCTCGTCCTTTACGGCTTCCTTAAGCCGGATCTTCAGCATTCGCAAACTCCTTTCTGGTCTTGTATCTGCGCTGTGCCGCGACGTGAGGATTCCAACCGCACTTGTAGCAGGTTTCGCGCCGGAGGCATCTCACACCCAGATAGTTCTTGCCGAAAATGCAACCGTCCAGGCGGAGCATCTCATCGGCGGTTTTTTCATCGACCGTGTGAAAGTCGATGCCAACCATCTCTTCGTCCATTCTCTTCTCCTTATAATCTCAGCGTTGCCGCCGGTATTTTTCTGTTCTGAACATCGCTCCAGAACTTTTCTTCTTCTACAAGGACAAACGCCATGTTGTCCTCCATTTCTTCTCGCAGGAACAAATAGGTTCTCACACTGGAGTTTCCGTCCGCACCGGTCAGCTCCGCAAAGAGAAATGCGAAGTCATAGCCGCTGGCGAGAAATTGATGTGATAACTGACAAAGATAACCATCCGGGATGCGTCCATTCCACTTTGCCCAGTCCGCCTTGCTAATGCAGGTGGCGGTCTTTATCTCCAAGATGCCATGGCTGCCGTCCTCGGCGATCAGTTCACCGTCAAGGGTCGCTTTGAGCCAGGGCCGTTCTTCTTGATAGATGTAGTCGAAGGGACGGTATTCCAGTTGGTATTCCGGGTGCTTCGCCATGAACAGCCGCCGAAGCGCATCTTCCGCCCGGTTTCCGTAGGCGACTGCCGGGTTATCAGTCAGATCCTTTTGCTTGGCTTGACCGACCTTGACTTTCCACAAGTCCATCTTGGTCATGAAGCCGTAGCCGAGGATCGCGCCAGCTTCGGAAGCGCCTATGTGTTCGTTGCGGTGCGAGAGCCACTCTTCCCTTGTTTCGTAGTGGTCGTACACTTTTTCTTCCCCTTCTTGGTTTTTTGAGCAGGCCGGGCCTCTTTGATTTTTCCCCAGCTTTCCATGCAGTTGTCGCACTTGGCTTTGGGACAGTTGAGGCAGCAGTCTATCAGCTTCTGGTTGGTGTAGACCGCTCCGGTGGACACCGTGCGAAGATCCGATACCGTGGCGTTCACGCTGTCCCACGGGGCTACGGCGTGGAATGTCAGCCGTATAAGCGTTTCTTCATATAAGACCACATCACACCCCCGCCGGAACCCGGCTCTCTTCGACCTTTCGGGCAAAGTCCGATGTCTGATAGTGCTTTTTCCCGCAGATCATGAAGCTGTCCACGTCCGCCATGAACTTCTGGGCCGTCATCCGACAGCATCCGATTTCTCTCATGACATCCGCCACCGTCATGAATCCGCCGTACCTTGACCGAAGCCCTCGCTCCAAGGCTGAATCGGTACGAATAGTTCTGACTCTCGGCATGGCGCTCACAGATAGGAAATGGCTTTTCTGCCGGTTTCCGTGTATTTCAGTGTGTAGCGCTTTCTATAGGTCGCCGTAGAGCAGTAATCCTTATAAATCCGGTCGCCCTTTTTGGCTTCGTTCTTCTCGTCCAACGCTTTCCGCCATGTGAGATACGCTTCGCACTCGGCGTGGCATCCGGCGGTGCGGTTGGGGCAGTCCTTGGCGCATGGTGATTTGCCCACTTTTTCCATCCTCTCTTCTCGCAGTCCGCATTAACGGACAGAGTGTGTTTTATTCTTGGGGTAGTCCGAGGATCTCTTTCAGCACCCGCACCGGCTCGGCGGGAAAAATCTTCCCATCGTAGATCCGTTTGAGGTAACTGGAGTCACAGTACTTACCCGTCCGGGCCATGTACTCGTCACATAGCCACTGCTGCGTTTTGCCCAGATCGACCAGACGGTGCTTCACCGCAAGCCTGAACTCGGAATTGACCACGATCATCCTCCTTTCCTGTCTATGTGTTACGCAGAAATATTTTTTCTGCGCCGTGGGGTTGCAAAAGTTACATTCGTATGTTATGATGATGTCGCCAGACGAATCATAAGATACGCAACACGGGTAACTTTTATCGGTGCTTGGATTTTCACAAGCAAGCAACTCAACTCACGGTGCAAAGATAACATAACCACGCAACAAAGTCAAGCTATAAATGAAAGAAAATCAACATTTGGCTTGTTGCACAAATTGATAGGGGGATATTTATGGACTTTTATGAAAACTATGTCAGGCTATGCAATCAACTGGGCAAAAAGCCGACTGCGGTGGCGGAAGAAATTGGGATGTCTCGCGCCACGGCGTCCAGATGGAGCAGGGGAATGATTCCGGGATATCCGAGCCTTATAAAGATCGCGGACTATTTTGGGATCAGCGTTGGGGAGCTGGTAGGAGCAACGCCGGAGAATGTATCTGACTTGGCAAAGTTCTTCAATGTATCCGAGAGTTTGTTGATGGTGTGTGATGCGGCAAAGGCGGGAAAACTTGACGAAGCCATCGGCGTAGAGGAAGCCCTTGAAGCACTCAGAAGCCAACCTGGGCGCCGTGCGCTTCTTGCCGCCACAAAGAACATGACCGAAGAACAAGTGCAGAAAATGGCCGACTGGCTGAATGAATTTATGAACGGAGGCAATCAATAAACGATGACCTACATTCCGGGCGCAGATTATTTTGTGTACTGGGTTCCGTTCCCGGAAAACAATGGAACGGATGGTGGGGCGGTCACGCCAAACGATGACGGCACCTTCTCGATCCTTATGGACGAGCGGCTTCTTGGGCAGACCGAAAAGGCGAAAAAAACTTATAAGCATGAGGAAGACCATATCCTCCACGATGACTTCTATAACGGTAAGCCGTTACATGAGATTGAAAAGATCTAAAGTACGGTTTTAGATTAGTCGGCAAAAAATGAAAATTTTGCCGAAGTGTGTACTATTAACCAAAAAAGAAAACGCCCAGGCGGGCGTGGCTGATGTGTGAGGTGCGATTTGGCTTATATCCGTAAGACAAAGGTTTTTGAAGGGCACCGGTACGAGGGCTGCGGCAAGACGGAAGAAGAGGCATACCGGAAGCTGTTCGCCAAGATCGAGGCCGCCAAGCGGGGAGAACTCGTCACTTCAAAAAACATGACGGTCAATACATGGGCGAATACATGGCTGGACACCTATATTGCCCCACGGGTCAGAGAGCCGGGGAAAAAGAAAAGCCGTGGCACGATGAACGAGGCTTCTTATAAAAGCAAAGAGGCTCTCGTCTATAACTATATCGTTCCAGCGATAGGAACGGTCAAAATGAACGATGTCACACCGGTGATGCTCCAGAGGGTTTTGAACGGAAACAAGGAAATGTCTTACTCTCATGTCCAGAAGCTGAAGCTGGCTATGGAGCAGATGTTCCGGCAGGCATGGGTTGATAAGAAAATTCTGTTCGACCCGGCGGCAAACCTTAAACTCCCCGCCGTGGAGCAGAAGAAAAGAAGAGCCTTGACCGACGAAGAGAGATACTATTTCTTCATTGCCGCCCAAAAGAACCGCCACGGTCTCATGTTCCGCTTTCTGCTTGCCACCGGAATCAGGCCAAACGAACTGGCTGCGCTCCGGGTAGGGGATATATCCCTTAAAGACAAGACCGTCTACGTCCACTCCGCAGTTGAAACCGGCACAAGCGTAATAGGAATGCCCAAGACGGACGCGGGCAGCCGGTATACACTCATAAACGACCTCGCAGACAAAACGATTGTGGGCGATCTCAGGGCGCACATCAAAGGCAAAACCGAAGAGGACTTCGTTTTCACAGCCAAAGACGGAAAGACCATGATGTCCAGGGCGGTGCTTGCAAAGGCATGGGATTCGTTTGCCCGAACAATGGACTTGGAGATGGGAGCCAAGACAACACGGTACGGTCACATCTACGATCCGTCTGACCTTGACGAGCAAGGAAGACCGCTTTACCCAGATCCCAAAGACAAGACAAAGCCGAGAAACGGTCATGTGATTGCACCGGATTTGGTTACATACTGTCTGCGCCACACCTTCGGAACTGATATGCAAAGAGCTGGAGTGCCGATTAACCAGACCAGGTACATGATGGGGCACACCAACATTTCCACCACGGCGTTCTTCTACATAGATACCGGCAAAGCGGACGTTCTTCAGGTGATAGATAGGCTGTCTGAGGACAACAAAGCATAAGTTTCTGCATATATTCGTGTGGAACGCCTGTGGAACAATGTAAATAGTTACAAAGAAAAGAGAGAATTTACAATGGGTTTAGCCTCCGGGGTATATGAGCATTTGTTAAATGGCTGCTCGGCGTAACATTTTATTCCGTAATATTCGGTTTTTCCGAAAAATCTTTCCGTTTTATCTGTTTTGCAAGGAATAATATTGTAAATTTCATTTTTACTTGACAAAAAAACGGCTGAATAAGGTGTATAAAAAGTGCATTTTTGAGCTATTTTGATGTGGAAATGGTGTGGGAATATAGGGTAAAAGCGCACGGATGTGGAATTTCGTGTGGAAATTTTAAGAGCCGGGGGATTATTCCTCCGGCTCTTTTTCTTTTTCAGCGGGTTTTATTTTCCGCCGTTTTTCATCGTATGCCTTTTGGTAGGCAAGACGCTTTTCCCGGTTCGCCTGATAGTATCTCTTCTGCCGCGCCAGTCGCGCAGCACGTCGGCTCAAGTAGTATTCCCGGTTCGCCGCCCGCTCCGCCGGGGACTTCTGGGGGTCAGCCTTCCGTCCCATCGTCAACTTCCTCTGCCCAGAGGTCGGCATCTTCTACGGACATCTCGGAGAGAAGCGCAAGGGCTTTCTCAAAGCATTCGCTGTCCAGAACGACACCAATCTCGATGTGGCCGTCCTCGGAAAGATCAGGGGTCGTGTCCGTCTGCGATATGTAGCAGTAGGTCATGATGGCCATCGCCGCCACACGCATCTCCCGCTCGGTAAGTCTGCCGTCCACCGGCAGGATCTTCCGGGCTTCTTCTCTGCTCAGATATTCGCAGTCCCAGCTCGTGCAGCCGTCACCGCCGTGCCAGATGCAATCCGGGCAGTTTCTCTCGCCTTCGCTCATTCGGCATCGCCCCTTTCTGATTGTCCGTAGATCGGTCGGCCATTCTCATCTGCGCCGTGATACTCGCAATGGTCAAGCGGGCAGACATAGTTATAGGCATCATCACCGCGTTCTGTTTCATACCAGCTCTTGGTGATGTACTTGCACTCGGTTCTTCCGCAGTACATCATATAAGGGATACCTCCCATCCTTTTTCGGCATACATGGTTTTTCTCAGGTCGTAGGTTGTCAGTTCACCGTGCAAGTGGCAGTCCAGGGTCTTCATGAACCGGGCGTGGAAGAAGTCCAGCCAATCGTCCGACATCTCGCACTCGGAGCCGAGCGTGTAGACCATGACATCCATCAGGTCTTTCATGCCGTCATGGTATCCCTCGCCGTAGGCTCGGCGGACATCCGCCTCGGTCTGCGGCTTTTTGTTGGGGTTCGGCTTGCGTTTATGCGCCATCAGACCAACCCTCGCCACTTGGGAACGCACGATCCGCCGTCCGGGTCGCAGTCACCGTCAGCGTAGGCGCAGATGGCGCACATCTCATACTGACACAGAACATAGTCCAGGTCCTTCAACGCCTTTCGGAGCGTTTCCTTCAGGCGCTTTATCTCATTCGCCTGCTCTTGGATTTTCAGATCCTGTTCAGTCATTTCTTCTGTTCCTCCGCGCAACGCTCTACAATGCGCTTGAGAGCGGAGTTGCTGCCGAAGACCTTGATGCCAAGGGCAGCGGTGAAAGCGGCGTAGGCGTTGTCAGGCTCGTCCGGGGAACGCTTCACGACAGTCTTTGTGCCGTCACGCCAGAAAACTATGGTCGCGGGGCCGGAACGCAGGATGCGATCTGGAACGAGAGCCGCCTTGTCAAAGACGCCCTTCAGTTCCACCGTGATCTTATTTCCAGAGATCGGCATCGGCGGCGTCGGCTGCGGAATCGATCCACCACGGAAGCCGGGGCAGGTGGTGTAGTCGTTGGTAATGTAATCACCGTGCAGCTCTGGAATGATTGGCCACTCAAACTCATACATTTGTATCGTCTCCCTTCAAATTGTTTTCATCGTCTCTTAGGCTCTTGAGCCAGTTGAGCCAGTCTCGCTTCGTCATTACCGGCCCCAGCTCCTGGACATTTTGCAGATACTCTGCCAGATCATTCACCGTCAGCCCCTGCAGCCACTCGGCGTTTGTTTCAAGCTGCGGCTTCCATTCGTCACAGCATTCGTCCGGGTCTACCCTCGGCGCATACTTCTCGCCGTAGCAGTAGTACCGATAACCTATTCGCCTGCAGTATTTGCAGGTCGCACAGCACTCAGACATCAGCATTCCTCCTTTTCCGGTCAGAACATGGTTTCTTGTTTTATTTCATCGTAGTCAGCGTCGAATATGCTGCGCTGAGATATGTGCTTCTGGAAGCGATCTTCTTCTGCCTTGAAGTAAACCGGATCGATCTCGTATCCAATAAAGTCGAGACCGGAATTATAGGCCGCTATTCGGCTGCTTCCGCTTCCTAAATGGGTATCAAGGATTTTATCTCCCGGCTTGGCAAAGAGTCGGTAAATCCACTCATAAAGCTCCACGGGCTTCTGGGTATTATGAGAGACACCAACCGCCGTTTCAAAGGCGGGAACTCCATCAATGGTTAGGTTTATTACTGGCGTCTTTGTCTCGATACTCCTTGCGCTTCCAACCGTTTGCAACACGAACTCGGCGGTCGTTGCATACTTTTTTGACGTAGCATGGCCGACAAAGCGACGTGGCGATCCATCCGGTCTTCTTGTTAAAGTACCAGTTATTTTCCGTAACAGGCTTGAACACGCCGCAGCAAATGCACCGCTTATACCAAACTCCGTCTTCAAGTCGGCAACCTTCGTGTATCCGTTTATGTTCAAGGGGACTGACAAGCTGGAGGTTTTCAATGCTATTGTTTGTTTTGTCAAAGTCTTTGTGGTGGATTTGCATACCCTCTGGAATTGGGCCGAAATTCTCTTCCCAAACGAGAGAGTGTTCCATTCGGAGCCTTCCATCTTTGTCTTTTCTGTGCCGTATATATCCTTTTTTTGTCGTGGCGTATTTTTCAGGCAAAGCAGCTTGTCTCCCTTTACAATTTTTTCTGCTTGAATCCAGAAAATGGAGTTATTGCGAAGGACTAAAAACGGGTGGTTCCACGTTGCAACTGTTTTATTCCCATCCGCATATATTTCTATTAGGCGTTCTGCCTCATGTGTGGAAATGGCAACAACCCTTCCAAAGTCGTTATAATCGCCAACTTTAACATCTTTAATTGGCTTCCATTTCCCGCCCATAAAAACAAGCTCGTTTGGCGGAAGGCATGGGTGGAATCGTTTCTCTCCCGGCCTTCCTTGCGGAGCGCACTCAAATACTTTTGCATTGCTGTTGAAGCTCGTCCATGCGTATTCCGCCATAGCCATCGTGAAGGTCTCGGAGATCGTCAGTTTGCGCCATATCAGAAAACACCTGGTAGGAGGAAGCGAGAAGTAGTTGCCTCCCCAGATGATCTGATTGCGTGAGACGCGGAAAAGCTCGTCAAAGTATTCTTTTTCCGGCGCTACGTCCCACGCTATGATTTTTTTCCGCACTTCTCCGCCCGTGTCCCGCCCGTCCGGGCTACGCTTGCACTTTTCAAATCGTGATCCGGGACTTCCGAAACGGTTATACTGCGGGGGGCCGCCTCTCTCTACATTACTGATTTGTGAACTGTTATACCGGTCAAATCGGCCTCTCAAATTTCTGTGTTCCTCGTTTCCTATTTGAGAAGGGTCTTGATGGTATTTTGAAAACCATCCCTGACAGCCGCCACCCCCGGTAAATCCCGCGCCATACGGCGGATCTACCACAGCAAGGTCGAAAGCGTTGTCCGGCATTTCGCGCATAGCTTCAAGGCAATCCATGTTGTAGGCTATATTCAATGTTCAGCCTCCCGCAGATCCAGTCTTGCCCCGCACTCCGGGCAGAAATTCCCGGTTATATCCAAATACGGAGTTCTGCACTCCGAACATCTGGCGTCTCCCATATCGTTAATGATGTAGTGTCCATGTCGGACTGGTGCAACATCAGCGGCGGGGAAGTCCTCGACATCGTTCAGCACATCGTTTATTCTGCAAGCGCGGCACGGGGCTTCTCCGATTTCATAGAGCGTTTTGTATTTGCCGTTTCTCATGCCCTTGCGGCTGGCACAGTCCTTGCAATATTGCTCCCGCTTCTGTTCAAGAAACGCCTCGCGTTCTATGTATTCAGCCATCACATTTCCCCCTTATTATCCGATCTTGTGCTATGAGATATATTTCCGGGTCAATCTCCATGCCGATAAAATTTCGCCCAAGACCAAGGGCCGCCACACCTGTAGTCCCGCTGCCCATGCAGGTATCCAGTACGGTGTCTCCCCCGTTTGTGTAGGTGCGGATCATGTACTCACACGCCGCCAAGGGCTTCTGCGCGGAATGGAGTGCGACCTTCTGCTTATCCCACTTGAATTTCAAAACATCACGAGGATATCTGTCCGTGCTGTCGTAGTCTGTCAGGCCGTATGCCCCGTAAGATTCAGCCTTTTTGCAGTTTCTTTTATGAACCGCAGAAGATACCTTCCGAACATGGCCGTGCGTCATTTGCGGGTTATAGGTCGGCAACTGCTTGTAGAATACCAATACCTGCTCGTGTGCCTTTAATGGCATACGCTTCGCGTTTAGGAATCCCGTGGCCTGCGTTTTCTCAATTATCCATTCATATCGGTATAAGCTGAGGTTGCTGCAGGCAAGCACCTTATCGAATGGCGACTGCGCCCATAGCGCGATAGCACCATTATCCTTTATGATCCGCTCGTACTGGTTCCACAGCTCCGAAAGGTCGATTGGCGTGTCCCACCGGCTGTGCGTTGTCCCATACGGAAGATCGGTAAATATCATGTCTATCGACCCGTCCGGGATTTGCTGCATCAGCGAAAGACAGTCGCCGCAAAGTAAGTAGTCCTGGATTATCTCCATCCGCCTCCTCGCAACATACGCAACTTCTTGCTGTGGACAGTATAAGTACATTGTCAAGTTTTTTTAGAAAAAAATTTCCGCCCCCTTTGGGGAGCGGATCGTTTTCTTCCTTTGGGTTCCTAAAATCAACTTATTTTCTCCAGTAAATATCGGAAAAGTATAATTCGTGGAGAAAATAATCGAGGTTTATACCGGCAAAATCCCGGCCAATAGCCGGTGCCCAGTCGAGCTGATGCTGCCGATACGCTGACGCTATGCCGGACTGTACCCGCTTATGGGTATAAAAATACCCGGCACCGAAGCACCGGGTATGCCAGAGAAAGGACGTACAGCCAACCACGACGAAGACTGTACGCCAATAATATATCACGTGCGTACGAATTGCGCAAGCATAAATATGGAAGAACGCCCGCAGCTATTGCCACGAGCGTTCCCCCACTGGAGGTAAAAAAAGAGAAGAAGAGAAGAAGAGATGAAGGCTTTTTTGTGGCACTATCGTAGTTCCCACGGGTGAAGATGCCCAGCTTTAGGAATATCACCAATCCCGCAATTACACGATCTGGGCTTGAGGGGGATCGTTCAGGACTTCCTACCCCATCCGGCTTCTTCTGGTTAGGTATGATGTTGCACCTTGCGCTGTCCGGAATCGAACCTTCGAGCTTGGGGACTGGAACCCCGCTTCACATACCATCTTCGGCCACCTACTATAACCAGGAGTCCACGGAGAATTTGTACTGTCGGTTGGATTTGAACCAACATCAAGGGCATTCAGGCGAATATCCCTTCACTCGCCAAAGCTCTGCCTGTTGAGCTACGACAGCATATAGCGCCGTTTTATTCCCAGACCGTTTCGGTAGGCGCTCTGGATTGGAACCACGGGACGGAATCGAACCGCCTCACCATCCTTTCAGCGGCTTGTGGCATCAAAGCCACCGCCCACCTTCTCGCGCTTCAATGGCATACTACCATTATACGACCGTGGTATAAATGCGGAGCGATCTTTATACAGCCCCTCCGCGTGATACTGTTCGCCCACGACGATTTGAACGTCGAACCCCTGCGGGTATTCCGTACATTGGGCGCAATGTCGGCTGCTCTACCGCTCGCGCCGTCCGTTTGGAAACGAACACAGCAGTTTCGCAGTTGCAAGCACCAGCCACGCGCAGCCACCAAACTGACCACGCCACGCAGTAGGAACTCATCCCTCCCGGGCCTACAGAGTTCCGTCATTGAAATTGCGGCGACAGGCTTACCGAGTACCACCGCTCAGTACTCCACCCCCAGGGCAAACCTTTCCTCCCAAGCGTCTGTGACTCTCCCCGAGCCTCAGCCGGTACGCTCTGCCAGGTCTGACCTGACGTTCCCCCAAAGGTGCTATACCCTACCATACAACCACATTCCATGTCAAGTTTTTCGCAGAAAAAATTTTTTGGGAAAATTGGTTGGGGATAGATTGGGGGCTGCTTGGCCGGGGCTGCGTTTCGCGTGGGCCGTCTCAATTCCAAAATGGGGGGGGCGTCGTGCTATTGTTACATCGCTAACGACGGCACGAGGGCGCGTTTTCCCGCTCCGCTGGGCCGGTCCGGGCCGGTTGCGTCGGGGCCGCTTGTATGATCTTTTTTCCGTTCCCGCTCCCGCTTCCGGGCCGGGCTGCTTTTTACCATATCAACGGCGGGCGGGCGCGTTATGCGTTGCGCGTGTATTATATAAAATAAATTATAATAATCCCCTCGCCCTTTTCCGTGATCCTTTTTCCCTTTCCTTAAGGTTTCCCCTTTTCCCCTGGGTTTTCCCCGTGGGCGGGGCATGGGCGCAAAAAAAGCCCGCCGGGGATCAATCCGGCGGGCATGATCTGGAGAAGGGGCTGGGGGATTACTTAGCAGCGGCGGCGCGGTATATGGCGCGGGCGAGGTCGGCGGCGGCGCGGTATTCGCTCCACGTTAGGCGGGCCGTTTCCGTCAAGCGGGCGGGGCGGGCAGCGCGGGCCGCTTGACTCCATATCTGGAGCGTCTCGGGCGACGGGTCGCGGGCGGGCCGGGGCTGCTGCAGGTCGGCTTCCCGTTTAGCGGTCCGGGCGTTGTCGTGGTAGCGGTCCATGGCGGCGCGGGTCCGGGCGTCGCTTTCGATCATGCGCTCCAGGTCGCGGGTCTCGCCGTCCTGGGCGAGGATCACGGCGGCGGCGGCTCTGAGGTCGGACCATGCGCGGCGGGCGGTAGGCTCTGAGACTCCCGCCTCGCGGGCCGCTTCCCGGATAGACTCGGCTCCGGCGTATATGGCGCGGGCGATTTTCGCGGCGGTATCGCGGCGGGGGCCGGGCTTCATTTCAGAGAAAGCGCGCGTGATCCGCTCCGCCTGGATTAAGGCCGCCTCGGGGCTGGGGGCGATGGGGTCAACCGTTTTTCGGGTCTCCACTACGACGGCGGCGGCGGCAAAGTGCCTGGAGGCGTCGTAGTAGGCGCGGCGGGCGTCTCGCGCTGCTGCTATGCGTTCCGGCGTCGGGTCGGCGTCGGCCTCCGCCTTCAGGAGGTCGGCAAGGTCGGCAAGGGGGGCGAGGTCGGCGGCGTTCCGGTAGGCTTCACGGGCTTCACGGGCGGCAAGCTTCACGGCCCGCCCGCCGTCCTGGTACATTAGCCGATCAAGGGCGCGGCCCGCGCTCCGGGCGGCGATATAGGCGAGGGG